ATTGCAGGAACCGCGACGACAAATACATGGCACCACATAGCTATGGTTCGCGTAGGCAGCACAATTACTTTATACGATAACGGGGTTAGCGTAGGGACGATAACTTCCTCTGCCAGCATAACAAAAGCGTTTTACATCGGGGCGGAAAACTCGAGCGGAACTAATAGGTGGTATGGCTACATCGACGAACTCCGCATCACCAAAGGCATCGCCCGCTACACGGCTAACTTCACCCCACCCACTGCGGCATTTCCCAACTCCGCGCCCACTTACGACCCGTTCTACTCCAACGTCGCTCTGCTGCTTCGTATGGACGGCACGAACGGGGGCACTACGTTCACCGACGAGAAGGGAACCGCGCTTACCGTAACCGGAGCGACCACATCGACCACATCACCCAAGTTTGGCACCGCTTCCGCCTTGTTTGCATCCGGGAACAAAATCACCGGAACGTGCGCTGCGCTGGCGTTCGGAACAGGCGACTTCACTATCGAGGCGTGGGTTAAAACAACTGCGTCCTCCGGGGAGATCGTGTTTGCCACAGGGATAAGCAGCTACGCGGGGGGCGTCGCGATTATGTACGGAAACGGTTCTGGCCTGTTCCGAGCATATATTAACGGATCGTCTAGTGCGGATGCCGCAGGCACCGCTGACGGTTCGTGGCAGCACATCGCTGTCACGCGAGAATCGGGCACGGTGCGTAAATTCATCAACGGGGTGTTGGTGGCGACAGCTACTGTCACAACGAATTTAACCGCGACAGACTTTGCCGTGGGTTGGAGTTACTGGGGCAATTCGTACCCCTTCGTCGGGAATATCGATGAGCTGCGCGTCACTGCGGGAATCGCCCGATACACAGTGGCTTTCACCCCTCCAACACAAGCATTCCCTAATTCGTAAGGACACCTCATGAAATACATCAACACAACGTCTATGCAGGTGTCCGACTTGGGCACCATTCGCTATCAGCACCCGAATATGAGCATCCCAGACGGGGCTGATCTCTCAGACATCGGCTATGAGAAGGTCTATCCCTCTCGCCCGACTTACGACCCGGCGACGCAGTACATCACGCCCCTGCCTCCCGCTGAACTTGACGGCACATGGACTGAGCAGTGGCAGGTGAATGACCTCCCGCCTGTTGTGCCTGTTATCCCCCATGAAGTCACGATGCGACAAGCCCGCCTAGCGCTGTTGCAGGCAGGAAAGCTGGCAATAGTCGAGGCCGCTATCGCCGCCATGCCTAGCCCGCAGAAAGAAGCCGCACAGATCGAGTGGGAGTACAGCAACAGCGTACTTCGGACAAACCAACTCATCTTGGCCCTTGCCCCAGCGTTTGGGATGTCGGAAGAAGACATGGATCAACTATTCGTTTTTGCTAGTACGCTGTGACCCTGACCAGCGCATCCCTTCTCGTATTCGCCGGCGCTGTGCTGGCGGTGATCTGGATTACGTTCCTATGAACTACCTTGACGCCCGCAGCAAGATCAAGAACGGAGACCTATTGGCCTGGTCGCATCGGGGCTGGAGTACCTGGAAGGACATCAAGGTCCAGCTAGTGCGGCTCTTTACACGTAGCGAGTACAGCCACGTGGGCGTAGCAATGGTCTTCGGTGGCCGGGTGTGGGTGGTAGAGTCAGTCAAGCCCCTCGTCCGCATCGTTCCGTTGCGCAATCTGCTACCCTGTTATTGGGCGCCGACGGGCCTGCAGTGGACGGAGCAAACCCGGGAATACGCCCTGGGCCTGGTTGGTAGTGGCTGTTACAGCGAGTGGGAAGCAGTAAAGGCATTCTTCGGACATAATACAAATCCGCAAGCGTGGGAATGCGCCGAGCTGGTACAGTCTATCTACCGTTGTGCTGGAGTGCGATTACACAGTCGCGCAGTACCATCAGACGTAGTCCGCGAGGTTCTGGAACGTGGAGCACATATCACCACCCTGGAGGCCGTATGAACAAGATCATAGAAGAGCGGCACGAGGGCGAACCTTGGCTTATGTGGAAGCTTGGCAACCTGCTTACAGTTGCCCAGGATAGTATGCAATCCGCCGGCTTCGTGTGGGGTTTCAAGCGGGATGGCGAGTGGTGCTGGACGCCGGAACGCGTGGGCGAGCAGAGTCTGTTCTACAACGGAATATTCTTCTTGCGCCTTTGCTGGCCGTTTGGGCTCTTCGCTTCGGTGCGGTGGTCATCCGCGTCAGACAAGAAAGCCATGTTGCAGACTGGACTCGGTTTCAAGCTAAACGGGCGCTTCGCCATCCTCTTGCGAGTACAGTCAGACAAGACCAGTGCAGCAGGCGTAACCGGTCCGAACCTTGGCCAGGCAACCGGCTTCAACTACGGTACACACTGATGAGTGTTGAGCTATCCGCCGATCTGATTGAAGCGTTCGCCGGCTCATTCCTGAGCCCACGGTACGATAACGCCAGTCCGACGCCGGCATTCCACCGCGTAGCTTGGGAGATGTACGCGTCCCAGCACCCGCAGGTAATGTGCATAGCGCCTCGCGAACACGCGAAGTCTACAAGCCTTACCTTTGTTTACATCCTTGCAGAGGCTCTGTTTAAAATATCAGACTATATTATTCTGATATCTTCAACCGAGGACTTGGCAGCGGAGCAGCTCACCAACATCGCAGAGGAACTCCGGACTAACGAAGACTTGATCTCAGCGTTCGGAGTTAAGGGTTTCGAGCAGGACACGAAGACTGACATCATTGTGAAGCTGGAAGGCGGCCACAGGTTCCGCATTCTGTGCCGAGGAGCTGAGCAGCGAATCCGCGGTCGCATGTGGAAGGGGAAACGCCCTAATCTCCTCGTCTGCGACGACATGGAAGACGATGAGCAGGTTGAGAATGGCGATCGCCGGGCGAAGTTCCGCCGGTGGTTCTTCCGCGCCGCTAAGCAGGCTCTATCCAAGACCGGTAAGGTCCGGGTACACGGTACTGTCTTGCACGAGGATTCCCTGCTATCCCGCCTGCGCCGTAACAAAACATGGAAACATTTATTCTTCGCAGCGCATGAAAGTTTTGATGATTTTTCAGGAATTCTCTGGCCAGAACAGTGGCCTGAATCGCGTTTACGTTACCGTCAGCAGGAGTTCATTGAGGACGGGGATGCGGCTGGCTACTCCCAGGAATTCCTCAATAATCCCCTGGATCACAGTGACGCCTTCCTCAAGCGGGATGACTTCCTGCCGATGTCGGAGGACGACTACGACTCCGACAAGATCGTCTGTGCTGCCGCCGACTTCGCAGTCTCGCGTGCCGACAGAGCTAACCGCACATCTTTCAGCATCGGCGGCAAAGATCTTGCAAACCACCTACACTTCCTGGATCAGCGAGTAGGTCGCTGGGAAACGTCCGAGTGGATCGAGGTGATGTTCGAGATTCAGGCGCGATGGAATCCCGATGTCTTCTGGGTCGAGGATGGGGTGATATGGAAGTCGATCAAGTCTATGGTGTATCGTGAGATGCAAGTCCGCGATATGCGGATAAACTTCGAGGCGATTCTTCCTGTAAAAGACAAGGGTACTCGTGGGCGCTCGCTCCAGCGTCGGATGCGTTCAGGCGGTTGCCGCTTCGATAAGAAGGCTGAGTGGTACCCTGGGTTTGAACAGGAATTGCTCCGTTTTACAGGTACGGCACAGGCCACCTTGGACGATCAGTTCGACAGCGCCGCCTTACTTTCTCGCGGATACGACGACTTTTTGCACGTGGAAGTTGAAGACTTGATGGATGACGAGGAACTGGATTGGCTGAGCCATGTTCCAACCAAAAACGCAGGACGCTCTCTTGTTACTGGATACTAAATGCTGAATCTCGACTCTACAATTTCCTTGACGGACGCCGCGATCGGCGCTGTGAATCTGTGTGATAAGTTTTCCCTGAAGGACCTTGACGCGATTGGGGAGTACTGCCGCGCAGGATATCTGCAGGATGTTAACTCTCGCCGTGATTGGCTTCGGCGGAACGAGGCCGGGATGGACCTGGCACTGCAAGTCCAGAAGGACAAGTCCTTCCCCTGGCCAGGGTGTTCTAGCGTAGCGTTTCCGCTGGTGACAGTGGCGGCGATGCAGTTTCATGCGCGGGCGTATCCTAGTATTGTGAATGGGACTGATATAGTAAAGTACCGCGTTGTCGGCGAAGATCCGACAGGCGAGCAGACGGTGCATGCGCAGAAGATCTCTTCCCACATGTCGTATCAGGTGCTGGAAGAGGATACCGCCTGGGAGGAGCAGACAGACCGCCTGCTGTTTAACCTGTCGATCATCGGAACGTGTTTCAAGAAGACCTACTACAGCAGCGCCTTGGGGCATAACGTCTCTGAGATGGTGATGGCGAAGGACCTGGTCTTGAATTATTGGGCTAAGTCTGTGGAGGACTGCAGTCGTAAGACCCATATCGTCCCAATGCAGCGGAATGAGATTCACGAGAAGATCATGCGGGGGGTGTTCAGGGATATTCGCGAGGAGCCCTGGTATCACACTACTCCACTAGTGCGGTACGAGGACCGCCAGCAATTCGCCGATAACCGCCAGGGCAAGACCATGCCGCAGGCGGATCAGACCACTGAATTGGCCATACGTGAGCAGCACTGTCGGCTGGACCTGGACGGCGACGGTTACGAAGAGCCCTACATCGTTACATTTGAGGAACAATCCGGCTGTGTCTTGCGCATTGTAGCTAGCTTCGATGTGGATGATATGGAGAAGATCCAGTCCGGTCAGCATCGCGGGCGCATCGCTAGTATCAAGGCGGGAGAGTACTTCACCAAGTTCTCTTTCATCCCTTCACCTGACGGCGGAATCTACGACATCGGTTTCGGTGTGTTCCTAGGGCCACTCAATGAGTCAGTCAATAGCTTGGTTAATCAGCTTATCGACGCCGGTACAATGGCTAATACAGCTGGCGGTTTCCTCGCTCGTGGAGCGAAGATCAGAGGTGGTGTATATCAGTTCTCACCCTTTGGCTGGAATCGTGTGGACAGTACCGGCGACGATCTTCGTAAGTCGGTATTCCCCCTGCCGGTAAGAGAGCCGTCGATGGTGCTGTTTCAGCTGCTGTCGCTGCTGATCCAGTACTCGAATCGCGTGGCTGGTACGACTGAGATGATGGTGGGCGAGAACCCAGGGCAGAATACCCCAGCCGCTACATCCCAGGCGATGATCGAGATGGGACAGAAAATCTACTCCTCGATCTTCAAGCGTGTCTGGCGGGCGGAGAAGGAAGAGTTCAGGAAATTGTACATCCTGAACGGTAAGTTCCTACCAGAGACCGGGCCGATGGCGGATCGTGAAGACTATCTGCACAACCCGGAACTCTGCGTACCGTCGGCTGATCCGAGCATTACCAGCGATCATATGCAGGTGGTTCAGGCGCAAATGCTTCGTGACGCTTCTATGAGTGTGCCGGGCTATGACCGCCAGGCGGTAGAGCGTAGGTTCCTCCGCGCCTTACACGTCGAAGGCGTAGAGGCGATATACCCAGGACCTGACAAGACCGGCTCGCCGTCCGATCCGAAGATGGAACTCGTCAAGATCAAAGCACAAGACCTGGAGCTCAAGCAGATGATGTTTGTGCAACAGTTGCAAGAGCAAGCGCGCGTCAACAATGCGAAGATTACAAAGTTGATGGCGGATGCAGCGCTGGCATTGGAAGAAGCTGGCGGAGTTAAGGAAGGGCATAAGATTGCTGCGTTCCAGACGTACATCAGTGCGCTGAAGCAGCACAGTGATACCCTAGCTAAGCAAGCTGACGTAGTTATGAAAGGAATGGAACGTGGCAGTGACCTCAGAGGAATGGACGGCATGGCTGGAGCTACCGGCGACACAGCAACTCAGGGCATGGGCGAAGGCCCAACGGATGGAGCTGATGGAGCTATGGGCTAGTGGCGCCTTTACCGGCACGTTTGATATTGAGATGGCAGTAAAGAACGCAGGCGCCACCGGTGCTTGCAGTGTTTATCAATTTGTCCAGGAACTGGACTATTTAGTTATAGCAGAGGAAGATGATGCAAAACAAGAGTGGACTGGAACCGAGGGGTAAGGCCGTGTTGATTCAGGCGTATGAGCCGGAGCGCAAGAAGGGCTTGATCGCCCTGCCGGATTCTGTACAGGAACGCGGTGCGATGCTGGAGAATCGGGCTATTGTCATTGCGCTCGGTAACGATGCGTGGTCAGACGAACGGGAGCACAGAGCCGTACCGGGCGACAAGGTCTTCGTGACTAAGTTCGCTGGGTTCATGGCTAAGGGTCCGGCGGATGGCGAAACTTACCGCCTGGTGAATGATCGAGATATTTTTTGTCGTATAACTGAGGAGTGTTCAGATGTCTGATGTGCCGATTGAAGCACAAGCCAGAGTGCTTGGGTGGGTTCCTGCGGAGGAGTTTCGTGGTGATCAAGAACGCTGGGTGGATGCGGAGACTTTTGTGGAGAAGGGCAAGCATATCATGCCGATTCTCCAGAAAAATAACGAGCGATTGCAGTCGGAAGTCGCGTCGGTTCGCCAGCAACACCAAGAGCTTCAAGTCGCTTTGCGTGCAGCTCAGGAAGCTATCGCTGACATGCAAGAGCAACACACTGTACAGACGCAGCGCGCAGTGGACGCGGCGAAGCGAGAGCTCAAGGCGCAACTGGTCGCGGCTAGTGAGAACGGCGACCATCAAGGTGTGGCTGATCTGACGGAGCAACTGGTCGAGATGCAGAAGGTCGAGGCTCCAGCGCCGAAGATTACTGTGGCGCAGCCGAAGCTTCCGCCGATTCCGCCGGAGTTCGTGGAATGGCAGGCGGCGAATCCGTGGTACGGGACTGATAAGCGCAGAACCGCACTTGCTGATGGCATTGGGGCTGAACTGCGTGCTGACGCCTCGTTGATGCACCTGGTCGGCAAGCCATTCTGGGACCGCGTAGCAGCTGAGGTCGACGCGGTGATGTCGCCGAAGGAACCAAAAGCCGCCCCGGTGGATAAGGTATCTGGCGCCCGTCCTGGCGGTAACGCAGGAACTGGAACCAGCTACTCCGACCTACCCGCCGAAGCCAAGGCCGCCTGTGACGCTGACCTACGCTCGAAGGTCGGCGAAGGCAAGCGCTACAAAACCCCGCAGGAATGGCGTAACAAATACGCTGAGCTCTACTTTAATGTTAAGGACTGATGATGGAAAAGTTAAAGGCAAACCCCGCTAACACCGCCGGCCGTACTGCCGCCGAGCGTAAGCGTATCCCGATGAGTGTTCCGGTCCAACGACTGGAAGTTCCAGAAATCCCTGGGTATCATCTGTACTGGTTCCGTGGCGATGCCGCGCGAATTCAGCGGGCTCTGCAAGCCGGCTACGAATTTGTCGACGAGCAAGAGACGCAGACCAATGCGGTTGCGCTGGGATCAGACAGTGCAGCATCAGGCAACACCGACATGGGTAGCAGAGTTAGCGTCATAGCAGGTGACGAAATAGGATTTGACGGGCAACCGACCCGCCTGATCCTCATGAAGATCAGGCAAGAGTTACACGAAGAAGATATGGCAATCACAGCACAGGCAAATGAAAAAGTTGCAGCTAGTCTGCGCGGTGGCTTCGACTCCGGCACTATCGGGAATCAATCCGGGATGCCAGGCGATCCGAGTCAGCGCTACGTGGACCAGCGTCGTAGTTCGACAAATCTCTTCACCCCTAAACGCTAATTTGAAAGGAGCCTTAAATGGCCAACGTCAACAAGCCGTCGGGTCTGTCCCCTGTTAAGTACCTCAATGGTGCTCCTTGGAACGGCGCGGCAAACATCTACAGCATCGCGGCTAGCTATGCTACCGCCTTGGCTATCGGCGATCCTGTCGTCATGTCCGGTACTGCTAACGCAGACGGTGTGCCCGGCATTACTATCGCCACCGCTGGAACTTCCAACCCCATCGTCGGTGTTATAGTCGGCCTGGGCAAATACGAAGGCGGCATCTTCAATCCGTCCAACCTGGACTCCACCATCCGCCCGGCCAGCGATGCAGCCGCCTGGTACGCTCTGGTCGTCGATGATCCTAACGTGGTATTCGAAGTCCAAGACATCGGCACAGGCACGCCTCTCGCCGCAGCCGACGTCGGTATCAACGTTAACCTGAACGCCGGTTCTGGCAACAACGGTTATATGTCCAGCTGGCAGCTTGACAACGCCAGCAAGGCCGTAACCGCTACGTTCCAGTGTCGCGTGCTAGGGCTGGCCCGCCGCCAAGACAACGCCATCGGGCAGTACGCCAAGTGGCTAGTCAAAATCAACACTCACCAGCTCGCGCCTAACAGCGCTGGCGTATAAGGAGGTCACATCATGCCCGGTGTAATTAACACAGGTTCCCATCCCCGTCTTCTTTGGCCTGGTATTAATGATACCTGGGGCCAGGTCTATTCGGAGCACGAGAAGGAATACACGGATCTGTACGACATCAAGTATTCCGACAAGGCGTACGAGATTGACGTGCAGGTCACGCCGTTCGGCCTGGCTCCGGTCAAGGCTCAAGGCGCCCCGGTGTCGTATGACTCCGAAGTGCAAGGCCCGACTACCACGTATGTTCCGCTGGCTTACGCTCTCGGCTACATCGTGACGTATGAGGAGCTACGCGACAACCAGTACAAAGAAGTCGCTACGCGTCGTGCACAGGCCAACGCTTTCTCGATCAACCAGACAGTCGAGAATGCTGCAGCGTTCCTGTACAACAACGCTTTCGCCACGACGTATTACACGACTGCGGACGGTGCAGCTCTCTGCTCCACTTCGCACGCTAATACCACCGGCGGTACGTTCAGCAACGCCCTGTCGCCGGCGGCTGATCTGTCCGAGACGGCCCTGGAAGACCTGAGCATCCAGATCATGGGTGCCCAGAACGACCGTGGCAACCTCATAAATATCATGCCGCGCTCCCTGCACATCGGGCGCCAGGAATGGTATAACGCCAATCGCATCCTGAAGAGCGTGCTGCAGTCCGGCACTGCGTTGAACAACATCAACGTTCTGAAGGCGACGAATGCGTTCCCGGACGGCATCAAGCTGAATCACTATTTCACCAGTGCACACGCTTGGTTCATCCGTACCAACGCGCCGAATGGTATGACGTTCTTCTGGCGCGACGAGCCGACGTTCGATATGGACAACGACTTCGATACCAAGAACGCCAAGGCCGCGACGTATATGCGGTTCTCGCTGGGTTGCACTGACCCGCGCGGTGTGTACGGCAGCAATGGGCCGTAAGGTAGGTTAGTGTGATTTGTGGCGTTACGTGGTGTATTTTATAATACATTACGTAGCGCCATTTTCATAAGTATCCACTCAAATTATACTTGACTAGCGTATTCTTGCTGTGTTAGAATGGGTTGTGTTCTGGGCACTATACCCCAGCAGACCATGATCCACCTTCCAGCAATCTTATAAAGATGCCCGATCATGGCTGATTCCGACAATACCCCCGCAGTTATAATTGCTGATGCAATGGAAGCCGCCGGCCTTTTGGGCGATGGCGACACGCCGACTGCTGACCAGCAATCTCGCTATTTGCGTAAGCTACGTGACCTTGTCCGCTTCGAGCAGACGCAGGGGCTGAAACTTTTCCTAAACCAGAATTTCCCCATCCGCTTGACCCCAGGGCAAACGACGTACACACTCGGACCTGGCGGCAACTACGAGATGGACAAACCGAAGCGGGTTATCTCGGCATTCTACGAGAACACCCAGGGCATTCGGCGACCACTCAATCCGCTGTCCTGGGATGAGTATAACCGCTTGGCGCAGGTCACGCACCAGAGCGCGATCAATGCATACTTCGTCGATAAGCAAGCTACGCAGCTAACCGTATCGTTTTGGCCGGCGCCTGATGTACTCACGGCAGCCGGCACCGTATACCTATTACTACAACTATCCATCACCGCACCGCTTGACCTTACCAGCGCGACAAGTTTCCCTGATGAATGGCGGATGTACCTGGTCTGGGCTCTCGCCGATCAGCTCGCCTCAGGCCAGCCCGAGACCATAATGCTCCGCTGCCAGCAAAAAGCCGAGATATACAGAATGGCGCTGGAAGACTGGGATGTGGAAGATCCATCCACACAATTCCAACCCGATGCCCGGATGCAGTATGCGTCGAGTACCTTCAGGTGATCTATGCCGGAATCCAAAGTAGCACAGTGTCCGCGACCAGCGCACTGCCCTCTTACCGAGGAAGAGCTAAATGAAATCAAGGAGCAATTACTTGAATCAATCTACACTGACATCGGACGGAGTATTGTTAAGAAAGTTTTATGGGTGGTTGGGTCGATTGGTATGGCGATGGTTGCGTGGCTGATGGGCAACCATAACATAAAACTGTAGGAGGCGCAATGCCGCAGTCACCAGCAACAGCATTACCCAAGCGCTGGCCGCTTACGCTTGAGGCCGACAACCGCGATGACGAGTCGGGCACAGACGCGCGCTTGGTGAATTGTTACCTTGAAACACACGCTGCCGGGGATACGAAAGAGTTCTGGGTTTACAAGCGTGGTGGACTGGCTACTGGCCCCGACTTCAGCCGACCAACCGCAGTGGCGGGACTTGGGCTGTACGTCTGGCAAGGCGATGTGTTCGCTATATTTGGCAATACGCTGTACAGGAATAACGAGTACGTCGGGGAAGTCGAGCCGACAGGCGGAATGTATCACTTCTCATCTACGCTCGGAGAGACCAAGACTCTGTTGCTGGGAAATGGACTGTACGCCTATTGCTACTTCGGCGGCATGCTGCACGAAGTTGTGAGTGTGCATTTCCAGAAACCTTTTGTAAAAGGCTGGGCATACCTGAATGGCACGACGTACTGTATGTTGCCTAATGCGCACATCCAGGGAAGCGCGTCGAATGAACCAAGTACCTGGGATCCCCTGAACTCCATCATGGCGCAAATTGAACCGGATGCCGGAGTAGCCTTGGCCAAGCAACTAGTCTACGCCGTGGCGATGAAGAAGTGGTCTACTGAATTCTTCTACGACGCTGGTAATGCGCAGGGTTCGCCTCTAGCGCCGGTGCAAGGCGCGAAGATGAGTTATGGTTGCGCCTCGGCGGAACTAGTGCAGAACATTGATGATGTTTTGTTCTGGGTGTCGCTCACCAAGTCCGCTACACTGCAAGTAGTGATGGTCGAGGGGACAAAGCCTTTGGTTGTTTCGACGAAGGCGGTGGAGCGATTACTGCACAACGCCGACACTACTAATGTAGCTTCATTCGCATTCAAGGATGCCGGCCATAGCTTCTACGTCATTACATTCAGGAACAACAACCTAACCCTAGCATTCGATGTGAAGGAACGTCTGTGGAGTCAGTGGACTGACGCTAACGGTAACTACCTTCCGTATGTAGCGGCGGTGACTACCAGCGACCGCCAGCACCTCTGGCAGCACGAGACGGCAGGACAGGTCCATGTGTATGCTACGAACCTGGTTGAGGATTTCGATCAGCCGATTGTGGTGGATATATACACGCCAAATCTGGATGCGGATACACTACGTCGGAAAACGCTTAACTCGATGTTCTTTGTCGCTGACCAGACGCCAGGCAGTACGCTATCCGTCCAGTACAACGATACTGATTACTCCGAGACTGGTTGGTCGTCGTATCGTCAGGTAAATCTCGGCAACAAGCGCCCTATGCTTACCAACAATGGTAGCTTCATTCGCCGTGCCTACCACTTTCGCCATGCTTCTCCGACGAAGTTCCGCATGAAGGCGGTGGAACTGCAACTCGACCTGGGTACGCTATAATGGTTAAGCGTTTAACCCAACCGCCTCCAACTTACGCAGAGGTAATTCTTGTAGACCAGAAATCCAAGACCGGGCGGTTCAACCCGCTCTGGCTGAAGTGGTTTCTAGACCTAGCAGACTACCTTAACGGTATCGGTGCTAATTTTCCGACAGGCGCTACCGCTATCCGAGTAGCAACGCTGACGCTGTCCAAGGAAGACTATACGCTTACGGAAGCTCAGGCTAACACGAATGTGTTGGAATTCAGAGGGAAGCTACTCGGTGATGTTCGCGTGATCGTGCCGGATACCTTCGCGCATTGGTTACTGCTGAACCGGACGATAGGTAACTTCGACATAACTTTCGGTACAGCCACCGGCGAGACTATCCGCATCCCCCAGGGCTTCACCGGGCACTACCACAACATCCAGCGGCAACAGCTCAGCGGCCTACCTCACGTAGACACGCTTGCGGTTAACGCTAACCTGGCAGCTACCGCACTGACCGCCGCGAAGATCATTCTGGACAGCGGTGCTTCAATCTGGTCGCATTCACTCGCCGAGACTAACTTCATCGAGCTGACCGGATCGTTCGAAACGCAGCGTGTGTTTTTCGTACCACCTCGCAAGGCTCTCTGGAACATCCGCAACAGCAACACTGGGATGTTTCCGGTGAAGGTTGGTTTGCAAGATGAGTACGGGGAGTTGATCCCTGGGACCGAAGTCACCATAAACACCGGCGTGCAGGGGTATTATTACTGCGACGGATCGCGTGTGACGTCAGCTATTGGAGCTGCAGGCGCAGCCTCTGCGATAACGCAAATAGACATTGAGCTGAGTCCTTCTGTATCGCTCACGCATCTGACACAAGCTCAGGCTGATTATAACACTATCTATTTTACCGGGGCGCTATCTTCCGCGATGGAAGTGCAGATTCCAAACAGCCCTGCGCATTGGTTCATCGGCAACAAAACAACAGGTGGTCGTAGCATAGCATTGAAACCTGAAGGCAGTCTCACCACAACAGCACTTCCAAGTATAGCCCCCGGCGACTTGGGTCATTTCTATTCTGACGGTTTAGACATTCGTCGTTTGTAAGAGAGGGTATAGCATGAGCACTTGGACTAAGATTCGAGATTCACTTGAGAGTATTGCAGCCGAGGTATTGAACTATTACTATCCCGGCTCTATACTGATTACGCAACACCTAACCAGCCAGGGAAGTCAGGAGCAGCTGAACAGCACCTGGGGGCAGCTTGCTTCGCTCGGTACTGGCATGGGCGGCGCGTACAATGGGAATCTGGCTAACTACGGGTCCACGTGGGACAGCGCTACGTCGGCACTAGGCTTCGAGGCAAGTGGTGCGGGTGGTGCAGCGGGAGCTGGTACATCGGTAGACCTGCTCGGTGGCGGTACGTTCTCGAGTGGGCCTGAAGCCTGGCTCGGTTCCACCGGCGCACAGGGACTTGGTTACGCGGGGGCTTCTATGTCGGCGCCGTCAGCGGCTACACCTTTCGTCGATTCTACGGGCAGCATGTGGTCACAGTCCGGCGGATACCTGGGCAGCGTGGATCAGCCGATCGGCATGGCGGGTGCGGCGCAGGGACAGATGCAAGGGCTTACGCAACAGGAATTGCTGCGGCGGCAAATGATGCAACAGGGTGGTAATCGCCTGGGTTGGGGATCGCCGGCTAATCTGCTTCAGTTGGGCAGTGGTGTTATGGGTATGTCGGCCGCCAAGCAGCAACAAGACCTAGCCATGCAGCAGCAACAAGCGCGCTCTCCCGCCCTGGCTGCGCTGAACCAGCAGTTCCAGCCAGGCAATCTGTTGCAGATGCCGACTGCGCAGAACATCACGAAGATGCCGGGGTATCAAGCCGGACTAGAGGCAGTACAGCGGCAGATGTCGGCGCAGGGATACCAAGGCTCTGGCAATATGATGGCAGCACTGTCTAACTACGGCGGACAGGCGTACCAGAATGCCATGAACAACTACAACACGCAGCAGCAGAATCTGCTTAACGCCGCGAGCCCGTCAGTGCTGCAGGCACAAGGCGGCGTGTACGGAGCTGGTACGGCGCAACTTGGTAATAGCCTAGCTGCCTTTGGCCAAGCCGCCTATGGTGCCTCGCAGCCGCAGCAACAGTATAACCCACTGTACACAGGGGGTATGTGATGAGTGAGGTATTCGGAGCTGGGGCAGGCATAACAGCCGCCATCCAGAACGAACACAACCAGAGTCTAGCGCGGTTGCAGTACGCGCATGCGCAAGAAGCCGAGCAGCGCCTAGCCCAGTCCGCGCAAGAGGACGCCCTAACCCGACAGTTCTATCAGCAAAAAATGGCGCAGTCGCCTGTGGCACCGCCGGGCGGTATGCCTGCAGGGTCTCCAGGGCTGGCAGCATCTGGCCAGTCTCCTCTCGCAATGCCTTCGACACAGTTCGAGCTGGCGAAATATCTAGTGGAGAATGGCGCGGTTAAGGCCGGAACGGCTCGGCTGAAAAGCGCTATGGAACTTGTCCACACGGATATGCTGAACGACAAGACCAAGACCGAGATGCTGACGAACCAGCACAAGGCGCGGGCTACGCAGGCGCAGCATTACTCCGGCATGCTCGAACAGTTCGGGGATACACCGGAAGGTAAGGCCAAGGCGGACATGATCTACGCTGGGATGTACGGACAGCCGAGTCCGTTCGCTGGACGCGACTGGTTTCCAGAGATGGCGCAGGTTATGTCACAGGGGGCTACTACTGTGGAAGAGCGCTCTAAGCAGGCTGCAAGGGAAGAGACGCTTGGCCTGACCGAACGTCGTATGGTCATGCTGGAAATGGTAGCTGAAGCTAACAAGGGTCTGGCCGAAGCCCGTACGCGTCTGGCTGATGCTACGGTTAAAGCCAAGGCCAAGGTCGGCGGCAACACCAGCGAATACCAAGCCGCCAAGGTCGAGAAGCTCAAGGCGGAAACTGAGCTGAAGAAGCAACAAACCATCCTGCAATCAATCAAAGCCAAAGGGGAGGAAACAAAAAATGCCACCTTGCCAGAAAAAACCGAAGCCCAAATCGCCAACACCAAAGCCAAAACAGCCGAAACGCAGACTAAGTTTCTAGGGCGGGCGCCTGAGAGTCCTCTGCCAGCACCGGCTGACTTGCTCAAGACCCCAAAGGACAAGTGGCATGTGTCGCCGGATGGTAAGTCTGTGTATGTGGTGCGATCTGACAACACAGTAGAAACCAAACCAAGGAATAACTGACATGGCTATGACACTGGAAGAGTTCGCAGCGTCACAGGCAGCACCACGGATGTCGCTGGAAGACTTCGCGGCGGCGCAGGGGTATGTGCAGAAGCCGAGTATCGGCGGATTTGTCAGGGAGCTTGGGGGAAAGATTGCCAAGGGCATGGCTAGCGAGGCGGTTGGACTGGCTGACATGGCGCTCGGCGCGCCTGGCGTAGTGGCTGGCGTAGCCGGAGACATTGCTGGGCGGGTACAGGGTATGGTCACCGGCGAAGACGGCCGCGCACTGGGGCAGGAATACAGCCAAAAGATGCAGAACCTGGGCGGTATGCCCTGGGCGCAACCTCTGCGTGGGGCTGTAGCTGGTACAGCACAGGTCGCGGGGGTTGAGAATCCACTGCCGGAGTCGGGGTTCAGCGAAATGCTCGGAGCCGGGATTGAGAAGGCTTCGACAGGTATTGAATCAGCCACAGGTATCCCCGCTGCAGACACGCAATCAGTCGTCGGCGCTGCGATGGCAGGGCTTGGCGGACGCATGGCCACGGCAGGCGGACGAGCTATCGCGAAGAAGCTAGTGGAGCAACCGCCGGATGCGCTGTCGCCACTGGCGTACAAGAACGCGGCGGAACTAAACGCAAGTCGCACTGTCGCCGACACACCACAAGGCGCTGCAGCAGCTGGCGGAGCTACCCTTGACGCAGCGACGATCCTCGGAACCAACGCTGAAGCCGTGGCGGCGAAGGAAGTAGCGCAGCTCAAGACCCTGAAAAAGAGTGGATTCCTGGGGGCAGACGGGAAGCCGCTTGATCTCGAGACGGCACAGCGGACGCCGACGCAGGAAAAGACGGTGGTGCCGACGGAAGGGAAACCGCTGGCGGAGAAGTTAGCCGCGGACACTGAAGCGCAAGCTTCAGCTACAGCTGCTGTTTCAGCCGCACAAAGCATTATAGACGAAGCAGGCGCGTCTAGACTGACTGATCCGGCTCTAAAAGAACAAGTGCTTAAAAGTATCGCCCTAACTGGCGGTATAATAGCCCTACAACAACTCGATCCAAGCTTAACCGACAATGCTGCTATGTTAGGCGGCGCTGCATTAGCTACAAAAGGTGTAATACATCCAAAATTATTCACCGAAATATTTAAGTCTTTTAATGAATCCGTAGTTGTAGATGCAGCAGGTACGTTAAAACCACTGTATCACGGCGGCGTAGGGTTGGCAGACGGTATGCCGAGTAAAGGATACGGACTTTACGCAGACGGCTTATATCTAACTGAAAACATAACTAGAGCTAATCAGTACGGCAGAGCCGGTGCTGTATATCCAGCTTATGTTAACATACGAAATCCAATGACTGCTGAAGCTTACGCTGAACGTTTCGGTCGGGGCACTATCTCACGAGCTGAAAGTAAAGCTCGTACAGCGCTGCTCTTAAGTGAAGGCTACGACGGCATTATTGACAATATTAACGGAAAAACATGGGAAGCTGTGGCATTTAAGCCTGAAACACAAGTTAAGTCTGCTATATCTGGTATAACGCCCAAAGAACAAACATTAGCTACTGACGAAATATTACGTAAAAAAACAGCCGAATTTAATAAATACGAACAAGGAGCCGCCGACCCCGAACTCCTTGGCAAGCTAGCCGCCGCAGGCACAGGTGCTGCAATCGGTTACTCGATGGCTGAGGATAACAAGATCGGCGGAACACTCGCCGGGGCGTTCCTCGGCGGACTTGCTCCGCGTTATGGCAAGGCGGCAGGCCATGCAGTCCTGGACGCAACACGGATTGCGCTGTCCGGACACCCCATCGAAGGGATGAAGCAGCTCATACCTGGTCCGATTTCCGCCGCGACGGCTGACGATACCAGGTTTCGGATCAAGAAGGAAATGGACACCGCCGAAATATCCATTCGCCGGGATGCATTGGAACGCAGTCGCCTGTCCAACAACATCATTGACACTGTGCCTGACGCCGCGCGCCGAGCTGCCATTGCCCACGCGATTGAAGGGCAGCCAGGTATCGCCCTGACCGCCAAGGAACTATCCGCCGCCAAGGATGTCATGGCGTTCTTCGAAGGCATAGGCAAGCGCGGCATTGACGCCGGGGTTATTAAGGAACTGCTACCGAACTACGTCACTCACGTCTACGGCAAGGCGGCTGTACCGATCATAGAAGAGTGGATGCAGGTGCGGCAGCAAGGCGCTACGACTTCGCTGTATGGCAAGACTCGTGTAGGGCCGCCGACGATTGCGCAGGTGAATCAGATCATGGCGGCGAAGGGTTTGCCTCCGATTATGACTGACATCGCTGAGATCATTGAGCAGTATGGTAGTAGCCTGTCCAAGGCCGTAGCGAATCGGGAACTGATCAACACGCTGAAACAGCGGACGGTTAAGGTGCAGAATGGCGCTTTCACCGCCGACATCCCGTTGATCCAGACCACAGCTACAGCACCACACAACTACCAGGCTTTCGGCAAGCAAGGTCTGTCTGCACATCCTGATATAATACCAGCGCTAAAGTTTGCATTCGAAGCGAATAGCGCACCGGCTGTAATGCGGGCGATCGAAGCGATCAATACTGCAGGCAAGCGTTCGGCGGTTAGTCTGAGTCTGTTCCACGCCAAGAACATCGTGGACGCTATGGCAGGTGCAGCTAAACTGCAACCCGGCACCATCGCGAAGGGCGCGGCAATCGGTGCAGCTGGTGGAGCGGTGCTTGGAGAAGATCCGATACTGTACGCGCAGATCGGAGCTGGACTGGCGATGGCTTACCCTGGCTTTAAGATTGGAGTACAAGCCGCCTTGCCCAAGGTCTTCGGAGAGAACCCCTACGTCAAAGCCCTGCGGAAAAACGATCCGGCGATGGCGAAGCTAATCGACATGTCCATCCAGGGCGGACTGGAATACTCGCTAAAGAGTGGCCCGCTGGCTGTGACCGAAGTCGGACAGGATTTCTACAGCGGACTGAAGTGGCTGCAGCAACAGGTCGATGCGACAGTTCCGGGCGCAGGTAAGGGTGTGGAGGCTGTAGCGAAACTTAATCACGCCGTCGACGGCTTCATGTGGGAGCGCCTGCACACGGGGCTGAAGCTCCAGCTCTTTGCAGAAAAGTACGAAACCCTCACGCTTAACAACGCCAAGGCGCACGCCGCCGATTCAAGGGTTCCGCTGCTCGCGGAGAAGGTACTAGCCGAACGCGCTGCATCTTTCACGAATGATATATTCGGCGGGTTGAACTGGCGTCGCATAGCAGAGGAAGCTACTACACGCTGGGGTCGCGATCTAGCCGCCTCGGTGTACAGTCCGAACGGCCAACGCGTTATGCGCCTGGCGCTATTTGCGCCGGACTGGGCTATCTCGACAGTCCGTGCGGCGACAAAAGCAGCAGGTCGCCTGACCGGCGAAACACCCGGCACGAATATCAAGGGACTGTACAAGCCCGAAACCGTCGCAGACCTACATCGGCAGTATCTCCTACGCGCTGGTCTGTACTACGGCACCGTGGCTGACGGCCTGACCTACGCTTTCACCGGCGAGCATCTGTGGGATCAGAAGGACTGGACCTACATCCCCCTAGGCGATGGACGGAAGATGCAATACTCCAAGCACACAATGGAGCCGGCGCACTTGGTCCAGCACCCTGCACAGTTCGCGATTAACAAGCTTGGCCAAGTTCCGCGCGAGATTACTAATCAGCTCATGGGGACTGAGTATCTATCCCCGCGCTACAACGACAAGATGCGCACGATCACCGCCGGACCTGCAATGCAGGGTTCTCGCCTGGGCCACGTCGCTAAGACCTTCAGTCCAATCGGCGCGCAACAGCTCGCTGGTGGAGGTGTTGATGCAGGTGTCGCCGGAGCCCTTGGCGTCCCGATCTATGGGCGTACGCCGGAAGACTGGGCTAACTTAAAAGCAGCCGAGCGGGAACGTCGGGCGCAGGATGCGGCTAAGTGATGCTGCGCATGATGTTCTTGACATTAGGGGTAATAATGTGTATGCTGTGCATACATAAAGTGGGAGTATGGCTATGGCTGGCATAGGCCGCGCAGACCGTGTGACGCTAGGCGATTGGAACGCAGTCTGCTTCGAATGCGGGCGCAAACGCAAGGCGTCCACTATGAAAAAGAACTGGCAAGGGTACTGGGTATGCCCGGAGCACTGGGAGCCCAGGCATCCGCAGGACTTCGTGCGAGCGCTGCCGGATAACCAGACACCGCCTTGGGTACAGCCGCCAGCTGATTGCTTCATTGGCTTCTGCACGCCGTGTTCGACTAGCGCGGTGACTGACCTGGGCGTGGCGGATTGTGCTATAGCGGATTACCTCAGCCCGGCTTGTGATGAGATTATAGTGCAGTCCCGCTGCACGTACTGGGACGACTACGACACCACCTGGGACAACGATGGTACAGTGTGGGATTGTGACTGGGAACCGCCACCACTTGTAGTCGGCGGTACGAACTGGGACGACGGCACTACGTTCTGGGATGAGTTTCAGACCCTGTGGGATGTGGCGGCAGAGCCCGGAGTGATAACGCCAGAGTCCTTCGCGCCGGCTGCGTCTGTCCTAACTCACGTCAGTTCGTCTAGTTACTCCGTAGATTACACCGGCGTTCCGGCTGTACCCATCAACGCTGCCTATGCGCTGGCTTACTATCAATTGATAGTATCCCCTGTAGAAGCCTATGCTCCTGTAATCTACCTGGCCACCCCAACGTTCTCTGTGCACTTCGACATAGGGCTTGTACCCGGCTACACCTGGAGCATCACGGCGGCAGCCCTGTTGTATAACAAGACTACAGACACGTATTTCCAGCATCGCTTCACCACTACACCGACTGTAACCATTACACTCTAAGGAGCTACACATGACTAGCGCAATTGATCCGACCAAGCCAACCGCCGTTATGGCCTACACTGCGGATGTACGGCAGAACTTCCTAGCCGCGAAGAATGAAATCTCCGCGTTCCAGGACGGTACTGGCGTCATTACGAAAGAGCAGACGGCTATTCCGACTGAGCAGACAATCTTCCAGCCAGCGCAACAGCATAAAGTTGGGCATGCGCTGAAGACTGGCGTTACGGACACAATCACATCTGAGGCGTCAACGCCGTCAGATGGCGCTATCTACCTGCCGAGCTTCTACTCGCAGCGTAACGTGACGCACGGCGCAAATCAGACCACTACGCGGGATGCAGGGCTGAAGGCCACGGCGCACTACGGCCTGATGCACGATGTGACGTGTTCGGATAACAGCGGCGACCTGGCGGCTGTCATGCACGCGGTACATGCGACAGGGACTGACCCTGACGGGCGAGTGGATTCCGCTGTAGTGTCGTACTGGTACGAGCTTGACTCAGTCGGAACCGGCTACTCTTCCTTGATCGAAGGTTCGCAAGTCATCACAAACACAGGTCCACCTAACCATGCCGGCGCTACTACAATGGTTGGTCTGGGCTGTCACATCAACGTGCATGACACTGCAATGGAGAACATGAAGCAAGCGGCGCCAGGGACTTACTTCGGCCTGCTGTTCCAGAATGATTCGACGATGTACCTGGGCCGTACAGTTGGCGGCACGCCGGAGAATCCAGCCGACACTGAGCACAACACACGAGCTAAGGTGTATAGTGCCACGGCTCTAGCCCTGCTCCGTGGGACCTGGCAGAGCATATTCGTAAGTGACGGTATGCACGTAACAGACTGCGGACTAGACTTCTACTCCCTCGGAAATATTAAGTGGAAGACCATCCCGGATCTGGCCGGTGGTACGATTTACGACACGCCTGCGATCAAGCTCTCGCGCGAAACTTTCCTTGACTTCCGCGGTGAGACTGGCGGACAGTATTATATCCGAGCTAACTCTGTAGATGATTGCATTGACCTCGTCGCCGCTGGTACGATGATATTCAAGGCTTTCGCCAATGATTTCGTTATCATAGCTCCATTGCGCATTTCCAACGCCAACACGATCAGTTGCGACACGCTACCGACTCTCGGTGCGCCGACTTTTACCAATAGCTGGGTGAATACAGGCGGAGTGTACTGCCCCGCCGGGTACTGGAAAGACATGTATGGCACGGTACATCTACAAGGCTCGATCAAATCAGGCACGTTGGAATCGTCAGCCTTCACACTTCCCGCTGGGTATCGCCCGAGTAGTGTGCGTACATTCCCAGCCGTAAGCAATGGGGCGTTTGGTAGCGTTATCATCGACACGTCGGGCTATGTCATTCCAACTGGCGGGAGCAACGCTAGCTATGCCCTGGATGGTATCAGCTTCCGGCCGTAAACCTTACACTGCGGATAAAGGATTACCATGAATGATATTACGTTTCTGTCGAAGATTACCACGATAACATCTACGTGGCTGCAGCAGATTAACAACCACTGCTTCAGGGGTACGGACTATACGTATAACCTGACCCTCGGAACTACCAGCGCGTATACACTGGCGCTTCCGACTGCGTCGCTGTACAGTACCCTGCTGGCGGGCGATACGTTCCGGTTTAAACTGCATGATACGTGTGCGCTCAACGCTACGCTTAATGTAGCTGGTACCGGAGCGAAACCTCTGCTGCAGCAAAACGGCGAACGCGTACAGGCCGGACAGCTGGTTAAGAACCAGGTGTATTCCGTCACTTATAATGGAGTGGGCTGGCAGACTTCAGTCCAGGCCGATACGCCGGTGATAGGGCTGCCTCCGCAAGCCGGCAACGCTGACAAATGGCTTACGACTGACGGAACTACAGCCTCGTGGGATACGATCACGCAGGGGTTAGTGCCGTTGCCTGGTGGGCGGGACGGGGAATTCCTGGCGAGCGACGGTACCAATATCATCTGGTCGAAGAACCACACACACGGAGTCACGGTCAGCGGAAGTCATAACCCGCAGACCGGGCTGCAGACAGGGCTGTTTACCAGCTTGACCGATACGGCGCTGTACGATGGAGATACGGAGTATAGCGGCCATAAGACTCTAGTAACGTCCAACAGCCAGGTAGCTGTAGCAACCTCCCACATCGCAGTGTCGGTGGACGGTACGCACTTGCAATCACGCTGGGGCATCGCGACCGAAGCCTGGAGTACCACCGGCGCCCAGCAATGCGTGCTGGTTGGGGCTGAAGTTAGCATTATTTCCCAGTACCACGATAACCATTCCGGCTTGGTCGGACTGGACGTTGTGTTCAAGAATCGCCCGGATGGATTCACTGCGCCACAGCACGGGGCTAAGGGCGATGACAACTACGCCAGGCATTCCCGCGCGATACAGATTGCTTCGCAGGCGCCGAGTACCGGCGTCGGTGAGCGATGCGGCTGGGCTGTCGGTATTGACTTCTTCGAGAATAGCCTTGCTACGTCTGAAGATGGGGCGGCGATTGCGTTTAACTTCCGGGGCATGGTGCACGATGGGTGTGCTGACTGGGCACTCATGGCATTTAACAGCCAGGCTGGCAAGGTATGGAAGAGCGAAACGGAAGAAGGCCTCGGGGATTTCGCCGGCAAGCTCCGCATTCTGATTGACGGTGATGAATACTGGATTCCAGTTTACGGGATGTAACATGTATACACTTAAACTAACACAAACGCAGGTTAATCTTATCGGCCAAGCGCTCGGCCAGCACCGGTCAGCTCTGGACGCCTTGATCAACGACATCGGAGTGCAGCTAACCCCTCCGCAACCAGCCCCAACGGAGGCACCAAATGCTGGCGGTAGCTGACGTTATAGGACCCTGGGCCAAGGACGTACCGGAAGGTGCGTACTGGAATATCAAACAGCAACTGGTCCCGACGGTTAATGCTCTGGCTGCGCTGATGGCGAAGGATGGGGTGTACCTGCGGCATAACCCGAAGACTAAGACGGAAGTGTCAGGTGAGCTGTACGGCGGATTCAGGCCGGCTAGCTGCACCATCGGCGCAAAGAACTCCGCGCACAAGACTGGACAGGCGGTGGATCTGTATGACCCTGACGGCGCGTTGGATGCTTGGTGTATGAATAATCAAGACAAGCTTGTGCAGCTAGGCCTGTGGCTCGAGCACCCGTCCGCTACGCCTGGCTGGTGTCACGTCACCACACGTCAGCTGGGTGCGCGGAACCATGTATTTTTTCCCTGAGGAGGCACTATGTGGAAAGCTGTAAAGGCCGGACTGGAAGCCCTTAGCTATGGAAAGGAGCTGAGTAATGCGGCGACCTGGAAAAATGTGCAGATACTTACTAACGTATTGGCTGGACTTCTTGGTGCGGCGGCTATGCTGGCGCCGGAAGGAGTCGGACTGGATAACGATACGGTTTACAGCATTGCTGCTGGGTTCGCTAATGCTATCATCGTGTTCAACGCTTATCTCGCAACAGCTACGAGCAAGCGGGTGGGTGTGTAGGCCAGGGTTGATTTTGTTCTGGGTGCCTGGAGATACCGCCGACCAGCACCGAGTGGTAGATGGCGGAGAGACTACACTTACTTGTTACTTTTAAGGAGATGTTATGCAGTCGATTATCGCGGTTGTTACTACAGTAGCGCAATTGCTTCCGGCGCTGATTCAGTTCGTCACTAGCCTGGAGGCGGCAATACCGCAAGGTGGCCAAGGGGCGGTGAAGCTCGAGATTCTCAAGAGCCTTCTCGTCAACGCGTATGCTGTGGAGAAGAACCTGGCCGCATCGTTTGAACAGATCTGGCCGGTGGTGTCGGGGATTGTAGCGAAGCTGGTTAGCACGTATAACAGCCTTGGCATTTTCAAGAAGGGCTAGGCGGGCTGATCGGGGAGGCTGGAACTCCCCTTTCCTACGTAGTGCATTATAGAATACATCACGTAATAACAGTATCCAGCCCCACTGCCTGATACCCAGGCACCTCCAGCACGAATCCACTTCCAACCGCCTTCATGCTGATCTGGCCTGAGCGGATCGCGCCGGACAGGATACCTTCGAAGTCGCGAAAGTCCGGGAAGTGCGTATGAATCATGCGATAAGCTTCATCATATCCGATCTTCCCTTTCCCACGAACGAAGGCGATGAACTTCTCCGCCTGCATTGACACGTCGGTTTGCCCGATCTTCGCGAAGACTTTCGGCATGTCGGCTTCCAGAGTCGACACCATTTGCTCGGCTAGCTGGAATGTCTCTAGGTCGATCAGGAGATTGTCTGACTTCGACACCGCCAGGATCATCGCGAGCTTGTTAACGTGGGTTTGCTTACGGGCGCGATAGCCGTTTGCCTGATCGTCGTACACGCTTGTCCCCGCTGTCCACATATGCTTGTACCAGGATTCCTCCCAGGCCAGCGCCTCGTCGGTCAGGCGAAACTCTCCACAGATGTTCAGCGCCATGTGTTCGAGATCGGCGATTAGTTTGGACTTAGTGCCGAGGATGTCCTTTGGGACGTGCCGACCTGGGCGGGCAATGAACTTCTCCTTCCGGTCTTGGTATATGAATACACAGCGAGAGGTGAATCCACCGCCGACCATCGAGGCAGGGACGTTATCCGCTATCCAGTTCGGCGTGGTGCAGGCGATCATGTTGATCCAGGGCGCTTCCACCACGTCATTCCCGCTCATCTTGGTCTGCTTCTCTAGCTTCTTCCGCCCGTCCCACAGGTCAATGAAGAGGTTAACCATCTCCCTGTCGCGCGGGTTGATGAGGTTGCCTAGTTCTGACGCGACCAGGGTCATCGGCGACATTGGATGCCACTCGCCATTGTACTCGAAGGCCTCGCTGGATGCCGCGAAGGTCGTGACCAAGGACGGCCAGGTCACTACATCAGGGCCGAACTTGATTCCAGGAACAGACCGCAACAGCTCCATCGCGACGTCGGCTGTGGTAGACTTCGACACGATTCCCGGCGGAGCTACGAACACGACGAAGAAGTTCGGAGTCCAGCGGAAGTAGTGCTCGTCCATCCAGACCTTCTTCCGCAGGCACCCAGCGATGGCGGACACGCCAGCCCAGAACCGCATGATCGTCGGAGACTCCATGTGGTCTGAGTACTTGACGAATGCGTTGATCCAGTCAGGAAAGTTTCTCACTTTACGTTTCTCCAAGTGATATAAGCACATATAGCATAGCAGCAACTATATTTTAAATTAAAAAGTTTAGCTACCGCAGTTACTGTATTACACTTAGCAGCTTCCCGTATTTGTAATACCAAACCTGGTGTTACAAGCGCACGTCCGTTAGCTACACCGCTTGGTATAAAACCACGGCCGCTTAAACTTCGGTCACGCATATTGTCAAGTTGCGTACCGTGTAAAAGATGCGCAGGATTTACACAAAGTGGCGTATTACAAGAATGCCGCACTATTAAATTTGTAATATCTATATCAGGATTAGCTCTACGAAAAGCTATGCGATGTGCGCCTTCCAGTTTATTTGTCTCTCTATATTTACCATAACCAGCCCCGTCCACAGGACCAGTCCACAGCCAACATGTATCGGTTTTACAGTATAGTTCGTCAAATGTTTTCATGGCTACTCGCAGTCCCCCCAGGATACCGTGCTGGTCTTAATGCCAGTTGGGATGATGAGGGGGTCGGCGTAAGGAATGAGGATCTGCGATTGTTCTGCCATCTTTGGCAGGATGGTGTCGCGCATGAAGGTCGGGAACTGGCCGGCGAGACTGTCATGGACCTGGAGAAGCACCTGCACCTCCGGGATGTTGGCGGAGAAGTTCAGCCACGCCTTGTTAATCACGATACCGACGGTGGACTGAGGAATCCACGCCACTGCCGCTGGGAAGAGCTGCTCATCAATCCGGTCGAAGACGTACCAGCGATATCCGAACTTATTCTCGACGAAGCGACGCTTTGTAACCTGCTCGATTACGCGTTGGTGCCAGGTGAGAATGCCGGGATGTGCTTGGAACCAACGCTTCTGCGCTTGGTCTATCTCGTGCACAGTCCGGCCAGTGTGCGCCGCCATAGTTTTCGCCTTGCCGAGATAGTTCGTCCCGTGGCAGAATGTCTTGGCGAACTCACGCTTGCCAGAGCGGGGTGTGCGGTAGTCCCAGTAGCAACGGGGGCCACAGGTGCAGACCTCATGCTTGCCGTGACGCTCGACCAGTTCCTCCAGCGGCGGCGGCTCCACGTTGTCGATGCCGTAGGTGTTCAAGAGATGTATATCCGCCCCCATCCGCAGCGCCGCCTTTAGCATCGGATCGTCACTCTCCCACACTACCACCTGAAGATCCGCGCGATCCAGGTCCATGTCGAAAAAGGTAAAGCCAGGATCAGGACCATACATGCGCCGAATATTAGGAAGCGTGAAATCCATACTGCCACGAGCCGCAGCCTTATTAGACGACTTCGATTTCTCCGACGGGATCGTCTGGAGATTGCCGCCAGAGCCAAAAGCATTCTTGGACGAGCTGAGGCGGTATGAGTACGGGGCTGATTTTCCACCGGCATCTCCTGCAATATTGTACGAGCAACGCATCCGGCCATCGGTGTCCAGTGGCATCATCACGAAGTCATTCATGAATTTACCAAGGGTCCGGATGTCTGCGATGGCATTCGTAATCGGCTTCAGCAAAGGTTCACGGTCGGCGAGCTGTCGTAGGGCGTCATCGTCACAAGTAGGGGATACTTTCGTCTTACCCGCAACAATGGTTCGCTTGTAGATCGGGCGCTGCTGGAGATCTGTGTAGAAAAGCTCCTGCATTTGCTTAGACGATCCTGTATTGATTTCGTGTCCAAGAATGTTGTAAAGGAATGCTTGACGACGCGAGAGTTCTTCTTGAATGTGCATTGCCATTTCCGCCCGGTTCTCGTTAATGACGCGAACGCCACGAAGCATTGCACGAAGTACCGGATAGAATAACGACTGCTGGGTTGCGTCGACTTTTTCAAGGCCCATGTCTTTAATGTTGCGCGCCAGAACCTCTCCGACCTCTCGCGTGTAGATGCAGTCTTGAAGGTTATAAGTCCATAGCTGATCCTCTCCCACGTTTTTCGTCCAAGTCTTACCTTCGTCTTTCCAGTATACATAATGGTCACAGTACATAGAGGCTAGGAATGAAAGGCCCTTCGGCAGCGCCGCGAAGCAGGAATGATGCGCGATCATGGTGTCTTGCTTGCCGTTCGGGATGAAGTGCCAATGGCGGTGGATGTACTGCGCGTCGTACAGGCCGTTCTGCCAGCGTATCTTCGCGCCGGGGTGGGTGAAGAGGCGGTAGAGCTGGAAGACTATCTCAGCTTCTTCGTCGAGGCTCCAGTATCCCGCAGGGTTCTCAACACACATAAGCGGAATACATAAGGCGTCGTTCCGCGACCAAGAGACGCCGATACAAGCAATATGACCGGCCCGAGTTTCAATATCCAAGTCCAACCATACACCATCCGGTAGCTCCGCCATGCGGACCAGGTCGGTAATCTGCTCATGTACTGCCGTATAACTCGGTCGGACTGTAAAATTCCATTGGCTGGCATTAGCGTATTCCTTAGAGTTCATGTGGCGAGCAACTCGGCGCAGGTCGTTCACGACGAGAGCGCGGAAGGCCCAGTCACGGAAGATCATCTGTGGATGTATGGTGGGGAGGAGCTTGATCCCTTGGTGGGTTAGCTCAGACCCGCGCCACTTCACCACGTTCCACGCGCCAGTTAAGGCCCAGAGAGGCAGGTTGCCGAAGGTTACGATGATGTTCGGCTGGACCATCGCTATCTCGCGCTCCAGTTCCGCTAGGCCTTGTGTAACGCATGACTTTACGTACTTGCCGTGCAGCATGACGTGATGTTCGGTTACGTCTTTCTTCGCCTTCGCGATAAAGCTGGTGTAGTCGTTGTAAGGCGGGCGCTCCCGCACTAGGTAGGTAAGGTAGCAGTCACTGCGCATGATCCCGGCTTCGTGGAGGAGCTTGTTCAGCAGCTCGCCAGACGGCCCTTCGAACGGGCGGCCTGAGGCCTCCTCGCGCTCACCAGGGGCTTCGCCGATCAGCATTACCTTGGCTGGGATTGCCCCGTCGCCGTGGCGGAACATGGTCAGACCTCCAGTTCTAGTTGAGCAGACAGACGCTCAAGGCGGTTTATAGACATACCGTAGTGCGCGATGTCGAGTTCCACGCCGGTGGCGATTAGCTGTAGTGCTTGCGCTGCCTCGAAGATCGGGCCGGTGCCGCAGAATGGGTCGAGGACTTGGTCGCCTGGGCGGCAGGAACGCTTGAGCAGTTCGGCGAACAGTGCGACAGGCTTCTGTGCCATATGGCCGAGGTTCGGATCGGCGGCGAAGGTGAGGACATCCGGCGCTATGGCGGTGACGGGGCGCTTACCGCGGACTGCATACAGGATGAGTTCGTAGGACCTGCGAGGACCACACTCAGGCCACGGCACACGGGCGCCGTTTGTCTTCGCCCAGATCAGGGGAGTGCGATGGACCTGCCAGCCGACGCTCTCGAACAGGTCGCGGAGATAGTGGAAATTGTCCAGGTCGCAGAAGCAGTACAGATGCGCCTGGGGCTTTGTGATGCGGATGCTCTGCTCAGCGAGCACGCGGACAAGGCGAATGAATGTGTCTTCGTCGTCGGCGTAGGCATGTTCGTTGGAACCTGTCCCGGTTTTGCCAGCGGAATCGCCGAAGGTATCCGCGCCCATGCCATACGGCGGGTCGGTCAGGATGACATCGTACAGCCCTGCCGGCGCCTCACGCAGCCATACATCCGAATCGTCCTGGAAGCATTTATGTAGTTTGCTGCTGTAGGTCTGGCCGACGAGTTTCCCAATCGCTGCGTTGGTGCGCAGGGATTCCTGGCGCTTCAGGGTCTTGTATGCGTCTTGGAGCGACTTCGCCTTGCTAATCTCCGGCCGGTCGAGATGCTGGGCTATGAGCATTTCCTGCCGGGTGGTGGCTTGTTCGTACGCTGGATTGCCCTTGGAGCTGTCGCCTGTGATTTCCAGTGTGATATCCTTGACCGACGGCAGGGGGAGATTGGCGGATAGGGCTTGACGCTGGCGGAGACTGGCCAGCCGTGCAGTCGCCATCGCTTTTTCCTGCCAGGACAGGTCGACCCGGTGTGTGTTCTCTTCGAGTTCAGCTTCCTCGCGGTCGAGTTCGTCCAGTTCGCCGAGATTGACGTAAGGGATATGGCGCAGGGGGAGTTTTATCTGATCGAAAGTCAAGTTATCGCCGAGCTCGTACAGGTCTGTAACCGCGCGTAGCCTGCGCTCACCGGCGACTAGGTAGAACTTCCCTTCATCCTCGCGCAGCACGATCGGGTGGAACAGCCCGCGCTTGACGATGGATTCGCGCAACTCGTTCAGGCGACCGAGGTCGAAGTCTCGACGCTGGCGCGTTGGGGAGATGATAATGTTTTTCAGTGCGATGGTTTTCATGCTAACTCCTTGACGAAAAAAACCCCCGACAAGCGCAGGGCGAGTCGAGGGTGTGGCGGGATGCTTAGGCGCGGAGAACGGCGGCGATCCGCTCCTGGATATTACCATCGTACATCTCGTGCGCGATCTTTACCTTGACTACGCGACCGCCCAGACTACGCCACGAGAACACATCGCCCGGCTTGTTCAGGTCGCAAGCTTCGCGATAGACTTTCTGCTGACGATTCTTGCCGGGACCGTTGTCGAGGCCGCCTTGAGCGTTCAAGTCCAGGAACGCCCGGTCAGAGATGGTGAGGACTGGCGGGAGGCTGAGAGCGTCCTGGATTTGCTTCGGAACTTCGATCTTGAGGGGAACGACCATCGCGATCCAGGGTTGTCCTGTCTTGTCGCCCTTGCCGATGATGCCGGAACTGGTGGTGATTTCCCCGATCAAGGCGGTGTACAGGCCGCCCTCATCAGCTGGATTTTCTGGCGGCAGGGGATTGCGGCGCTCATTGACTTCAGTGACTTGGGCTTCCAGAAACGCGGCGGGATTAAATGCAGACATGGTATTACTCCTTGGTTGAACTACGGGTTAGGTCTTGCTCGGCTACGGATACATCTTCAGCGATGGACACTTCGATCAGTTTGTCAGTATAGTGTGAGGCTTTCTTCAGGTCTTCGATTCCTCCTTTACGTGAACAACGGGATAGGTACTTAATGGCGTTACCGCGCAGGTAACCCCGGAACTCTGCTGGCGAGAGCCAAGCTTGCATGGCGTCCCAGGGCTGCACAGCGACGGTTAGGTAATGATCCCCGCCGACTTGGCGACGAGATGTGCTGGACTTCGAGATGGTCATTTCCCGCCTCGCTGCGTCCAGACGTTCATGACCTGACCGAAGTCCGGGAGGATCTTGGAACGATAACCCAAGCTACGGGTCTTGCAATCCACGCCGTAGGCTGCGGTGTCCCAGGTGAACTTATCCCCTTCCCGAACTGTGAGGATGACGTCGGAGAATAGCTGGGGAATGTCGCCGGCGAGAGCTTTGCCGATGGACTTCACCATGATCTTGGTGGTTCCGCTGATCTCGTCGGTCTGACGATCCACGTGGGCAGTCATGACAAAGGTGGCCGCTATGCCCTGGGTGCACAGGCGGATGAAGTTCATGAGATTGTTCTGACTGACGCCGTAGTCGCTCGGGGAAGCTGTAGGCTTGTTCCCGACCTGCATCTTGAAGCATGCGTTGCTGAGCTCAGACAGAGAGTCGATGATGAAGATTTTATCAGCGCCCCAGGAATCGACGCTGCCAAATTTCTCTCCAGTCCTATCGTCGGTGAAGTCAGCACAGGCCTGCAGGATCTTCCAGAACGCGTTGTTCTCGCCGCCCCGGTTGCTGTCGGTCATCTTCGTCAGCATTTCGTAGGACATCCGCCCGACGTTATCGGCTGCGGTCATGAGATTCTTCAGCGCCAGGGGACGGGTGAGCATGTTATGCCAGTGCAGGCAAGGCGGAACCGGTCGTGGGCTGGCGCCGTCACGCCAGTAGCCCAGCAGGGTTTCCAGTCCATTCTCAGTGAACAGGACGAAGACCTGCTTGTCGTTCTTATCAGCCCAGTCGACCAAGGTTCCAAGGGCATGGGTCTTGCCTGTGCCTGACGGCCCCATGAGCAGAACTTTCGGTCCGCTGAGGGATGCGTGTTGTTCAGTCATTTCAATCTCCCTTTACGAAGGTGGCAAGTTTCAACTCTGCTTTCCGGCGCTTGTTCAACTCTTTGAAGAAATACTTTCTCCATGCAGCGACCGACTGGCCCTGGACCACCAAGGCAGGAATCTTGTAGCTAAGGGCGCTGGCTTGTTCGATCAGCATCTTGTGCGCGGTTTCGCGGGTGCTAAGCTGATTTAGGACATTATAGATATGATCTGTGTCCATCTCAGCTGCTGTAACTGCGGGGCCTTGCGCCGGTTTCCATATTAGCTGGTTCATCATCTTTCCTATCTATCAGTGCGAGAAGTTCTCGCGTTAGTAAAGCTTTATCGGCTTGTTCGATGCTGCAATCTAAGGTTCCGTCCCCGCACGCTCTGCAAACACGGACTTCCACGCGCCACAGGGCTGATGCAACGGGCCTGTAGTTGTACTGGTGGGAGTAGAAAGCTCTGCACCACAAGTCACCACAGGTGGGACAAACGAAGGCGACGTTGGGCCAGTGGCCTGAGTGGGTGTCTTCGTATCCACAGCAGTAGACTGAGACTGTGCCAACGATTTGTCCGTGTTCAGCATATGTTACCTTAGCTATTCCCGATCTCAAGGGTAGTCTCCCGTCTGGCGATTGGGTCCCAAATTCTCTGTTCAAACTGCTGCTCCAGCAGCGCTTGGGGGTCTTTCATCAAGCACACCTGACGCATTGGACAGCCGCCATACTCAGCACAGGAGTGGTCCAGGTTGTAGTCCCAGTAACCGTCCTTCCAGCACTGCATCATGCGGTTTAAGTCTCGGTAGAGCTGGGCTTCCCAACGATCTAGCTGCCACTGTGGCCGATAAGTTATCGCCTCGAGGGTGTCGTACTTCGTCTTCAAGATCGAGACACCACGAACCAGGAATCCGTCCAGCTTGATCCCCGCGCGGGCTGCGCCCCAAACGTACCCTGTGAACTGACTACGCAAGTCCCACTGCCTCGGCCAGGACGCGCCGAGCTGGGATGCAGTCTTATCATCCTCACCGAGCTTCATCCCGCCCTTGCTGCAGAGCATGTCCATCCGGCCGCAGTACAGGAGTGGATCGCCTGTCTCAGGGTGGAGGATGTCCAGGGGCTCCGCGAAGCTGAACTCTATTCCGTGTCTGCCGGAAGGAAGGATGAGGGGTATAGCATCATCTTCACCGAACGGGTAGCGAGAGAAGTAGAACTCCAGCGCTCCAGCAGTGCGCTCGGCGGACTTAGCGGAATCCGGCGGACAGGCGTAGTCGCCGTAGGCGGTGAGGAGTGCCTGGAGACCGATTGCTTCACTCGTTTCACGAGAAGCTCCCTTGACATAGAATGCTTCACGGGCGGTTTCCAGGCCTTTCGCATACGCCGCCCCGGCGTGGAGGTGGACGCTGACGCCGAGAGGTTTCCAATGCTCGACGTACTGGCGGAAGGCGAGTTGCGGGCAGGACTTGAAGCTCGCCATGATCGTGCTGTCGATGACGTGGGGGAATGGTGGGCGGGTCATTTCGGCGCCTCTTCATCTTCGTGTGTACAGGAGCCGCAGCACGGTTCGCGCTGGTCCAGGTCATGCAGACGCTCGCTGATAATGCTCTCTACGATGAGGTTAAGCATGGCGTATGGGAATGTGATGGTGTTGCTGGAGTAATGCGCCAGCTGTGAGATAGTTACGAGATCGCCTTCAATCGAAATGTCGGTTTCCGGCATGGCGGGAAGCGTTTTCATGATAGTGCCTTTCTGTCTCAGGTTGATAGTGCTACATATCGTCCAGTTCGCCAAGCAAACTATCGGCGGACAGGGCAGGTTTCGGCGCCTTACGTGCACGAGATGACTCGCTCACATACGCTGCGCTGATTCGGTCTTGGCGGAGAGCCGCGATGGCGGCCTTCATCTCCTCCACTGTGATCGTGCCGTCGGCGATCCTGCTACGCCAGCCGGCGATCTGCATTTGCATTTCAGGGCTCATACGTCATTCTCCAGTCGTTTGGTTAAGGCGCGAATCGCTTCGGGATGCCCGCGCACGATGAGATCGCCTGGGAAGCTGTCGAGATACGGTGCGAGATCGAGCTGTTCTGTGCGGAGCAAGTCCCTGATCGCTGTGCTGATGAACGACGACCAGGTTCCTCGCGGCACACAGTTCTGCAGCGGCGACCACATCATACGCTCGAACGCTTGGTGTAGGTCCTGCGGTATCTGCGTGGTTAGCTTGACGCCGGGGATAACGGCAGCTGGGCGGCTCATTCTGCATCCTCCTGCGGAGTCCAGCCCTCGGCTGTTTCCACCTGGACTTCGGTGAAGTCACTCGTCAAGAGTCGGGCGGTAATCAGGTCGACAGCGGAATCTTCTTCCGGCCCATCGGCTGTGATAGTGGTCCAGGAGTCAGACTCCCAGAAACGAAAGCGGATACTGGTCATGCGGTTTCCTCCTGGATGCGGATACGAGTGTCGCGCGAGAGGACTTCCCACACATTCGTACCCTGGGGTAGGTCAAGGATGGTTTCGCCACTCGCGCCGCCTTCGTGCCATTGGGCGAAACGGGTCGGCTGCGCCAGCTCCACTCGGGCGATGCTGCCGTAGGACTTGAACACCGTGAGAGCGACAGCCGGGGCATGGACTTGCAGCTCACGCAGATACACGTGGCAGAAGATTTCCTGCGAGGTGTGCCAGGTGTGGACAGGTTCCGGGCGATGGCATGGGTCGATCCACCATGAGCCTGACACCAGCTCTACCGCTGTAGCTGGCATGTCCAGGCTTTCCCGGCAGAGCTTTCGGCATCCTGCGACGGTGCGATGTAGGTATTCGCTGAAGTTACCGAGCAAGGTCTGCGTCTCGGCGTGGATCAGCGCGATGCAACGGGTGCGCTGCCAGTTCTCCGCCTTGGTATACCGCGCTCCGGGGTCTTCGGACACGGCCTTGGCCTGGGGCTTCGGCGCCGCCTGGACTAGCACATCCGTCCAGAGATCGTCTAGGTCGATCAGGTCAGACATCATAGCGCTCCCGCTGGAACTGGAACACCGCGCGGGTCGTTGCGGTGGAGTTCCAGTCATACGACAATAGATGGCTGAACCATCCGCCTGACTTGATCGCCGCGATTGCTGCGTCGTAATCCCATGCCCGGCTGACCCAGCCGTTGTGCGTAGGCACGGACTGGCGGACTGGGAGAGGGAACGAAAAACTAGGTTTCACTGTGAGCCTCCTGTGCGTGATAAATTGTATAATTCAATACGCATTATATCCCCATAACGCGCACGTGTCAATACAGAACTACACTAACTTGGGGGATACGGTGAAAGACTGTCGAGGAGCAACCTTCCGTCGTATCCAGCCTCCAGGGTAAGACTCCAGCCCCGGCCTTCCATGTCGGGAAGAGGCCGGGGCGAATCCCGCGCCAGGTGGGAGGCTCAATCCGCTGGCGCTAGACAGTCAAGGCGAGAGGGAGTGACTCGCCGGGGAGACTGCTTCAGAAACAACCCCGCGATGCGCTGAGGGGTTGCTTGAAAAGCAGGACTCTTACATCTCGTTGAGGACAGCGTCCGCGTCGATCTTGCTGACCTTGGCGGCCTTCATCTCCTCCATACGCTTGATGATAGCGCCGGTCTTCGATGCAGGATTGCGGAACGATGCGTACAAGGCCGCCCGGGTGAGCATCGGGTCTGCGTCGAGCTTTTTCTGCAGGAACGCCTTGACGGTGAGCTGGTCCTTGCCGGTTGCTTCCATAATGGCGAGGATGACTGTACTTGCGCCGCTGACACCGCCGCCACTGGAGCGTTGGACACGCCAGTCGCCCTTCTGGATACGGGCGTCGAGGTCTTCGAGGGCTACGACCATGTCTTCCTCAGACAAGGGATTCGCTGCCGTCGTGGCCAGTTCGTCGCCGTATTTCTGTTCCGCGCCGTGGCCGGCGAACTGCACGAGCATGCCGACCGGGATCTCGAAGGTGCGGGTTGAGCCATTCTTCAGGTCGAAGCGAACCTTGAGCGCGCCGGTGCTGACCTGGACTACATCGCCTTCGACCACGATCTTGCTTTCGTCGATCAGAGCTTCCTTCAGCACACGGCGCTTGCCGACGAATTCTACCTGACGACCGTCTTCCAGCGTAACGATCTCGACTTCACGTTCTTTCTTAACTTCAGCCATTCTAACTACTCCTTAATGTGGCAACCTTTTGAATGGGCGTTACCGTGTTCCCGAATTGTTGATTATACGCGATGCGCCATGGGTGTCAATGGGTATTTGTACGAACTGTACCGTCCGGGCGATGTTCTGCGGCGGAGTGGGTGGACTGGAGTGTCCGGGCACAAGGCGTGCAGACGTCTTCAAGCCGGCAGATGTGCCAGCCGGCCTTCCGGTATCTGCGCCCGCAGATGGGGCAGAGGTGTGGCAATAGCCACGCTAGGATGCGGTTCATTTATCCTCCCGTTCGCACTGACAATACGGACAGACCCTGCCGAGGATCAGGCGCGTGCATGTGTTGCTGTACTCTCCGTGCTGCTCGATCCATCTCTCGTATGTCCGGACAGTGGAGGCAAGGGTTTTGACTACGGCACGACTACGCAGACGGTCGGTTGCTTCTGCCCCGCTGTTCTTGTCCGCCCATTCGAGGGCTTGCTGTAAGGTCATATCACTCTCCCATTGCTCGTTTTTTGGGTTGTAGACACCTCAATAGGTGTCTACTCTGCGTTGGGCGTCAAGTCAGTTTCCCACCGAGTGGGTGGCTACCTTCTTCCGGGTAGTCCGCAAAAAAGGCAATGTGTGTGTAATGCTCGGGTTTCCCGTCATCGTTCCGAACCCCTTCTTTCGGGCACACCATCACAACGATTTCGGTTTCCAGTTCGTCAGCGTCATAGGTAACGTCCTTGGCTAAAGCAATTCCTGCGCACTCGGCCAAGTCTTTAATTTCTGCTACGGTAAACGTAATCATTTGGTCAATTCCTTTGTCAAAAACCAGCCCAACTCAACGGTCAACAAGACCGCCGCAATGAGCGTTGTTCGTCAAATAGCCACCGGTCGCGGCGGCTTGTTACCTAAGCGTTAGCCCTCAAAAATACCTCTTGCGCCTCTTTACAATCTATATCCGGTGGATATAATGACTCACATAGGGCAGCATTTCGCAACCCGGTTTTTAAGGAGTCGCCGCCATGATGAACGCCACCAACGCACCCATGACTGTTCTTGGCCTCGCCCGTAGCATCAGGGCGGCGGCTTGTTACTGGTCGCCGTACTACCGCCGCATAGCGGTCAAGACGGCCGCCAGTCCCTCAAGCTATGCGTTAGCCGTCACCATGCTGCACCGTGCAGGCCAGTCGTGAATCATCGGCTCGCAATCCTGCGCAACGCCGCGCATCGTTAGAAAATCCTTTACCGCTTCTGCGGCTGGCGCGGCGTTGTCTGCGCTGGAAAGCACAAGTTTTTCTGGGCGCGTAGTCAGCCATCCCATGAAATCGAAAATTGCGCCAGCAACAACGTGGTCTAGTTTTTCTTGGCTCATGTTTGTTTCTCCTTTGCTTTGTGCTGTGCATTGTCGGGCGCACGGCTAACCCGTCATTGCACCGGCTGCGTAGCAGTCCGGTGAATTCAGGCGTTAGGCGCTTGGTGATGCAGGTAGCGCTTAATGCTCTTCGCTTTGTCGTCGGCCCGCTGAGACATCCCGTTGCCATCAATGTCTTCGGCTCCGATCAGACGCCAAATCGAGTGATACACGTCGCCGCGTTAGCCGTCACAATCTTTCTTCACGCGTCAGTTGCGTGCTGACGACCTTCGCAGCGTGCCCGTAGTAGCCGTTGTGTTCGTTGTAGGCCACAAACTGAAGCACTCCGGCGCTCGTGTCGAGATTTACAAACATAATCCCGCCTTCAAAATACTTGTCATTCGGATTCAGGTCGTTGGCCTTCATCTGCCCTTCGTTAAGGGCGTCGTCGGTAACGGTAACGCCACGCAGTTCAGAACCAATAAAGATTTGCGGGTCTTCGTTGCACCAGAAATAACCCCATTTTTCACAACAAGATTGGTCGTTATCAATGAAGAGTTTTATGCTCTGTTTGTCGGTAACAACCTCAAACCCTTCAACACCTGAATATCCGTCTTTTCCTTCGTAATCATTTATCGCCAAAATCTTTTCCATTTTTCGCTCCTTTTCCGTGTTGACAGCAGTGATTGGATTCTCCACAAGAAGACGGATGAAATCATTTGGCAGTTCTTTGCGTACGGCAGCTTCGTCGATATACAAATAGGATGACACGTAATACCCACGACCGGCTTTGCACAACGCCTGATACAACTTCACAGGCTCGGCAGGCTTTATGCGGTAGTCGTGTAAGTGCCATGCAAAATCCCCATCTGCCCCGACTAGATTTATCCACTTTTCTTCGAGCCTCGAAAAGAACTGCACAGCCTTCCCATCCAGATACGCCTGCTGGATGGCGGTTCGTTCTGCTAGTGATTTCATTTCTTATCCCCTTTCAACATCATGACGCCCTGAGAAAATAAGGACTTTGCTTCCAGCACTCGGTTGTAGCAAGCCTTCAATATCACTAGCGTTGGCTCCCCTAGCCATTCATCCGGCAACCCTACTGCGCCAGCTAGCTGCATTACTATGGCTCGCATCTCTCGATCTTCTTCGGTCATTCCATCTCCTTTCCAATTTGTGCTGCTACCCTGACAATCGCCCTGCGTGTTGCTGCGTAGGGATCGGCGTTATGTGGCTCTTCTTCAACGCTTTCGGAGCCTGCGACTACTGTTTTTTCTGTGTACCAGCAAGCATCTGGGTTGTACCAGTCTGTATCGACTGATAGTTTTAATTTCACCGCAAGCCTCAAAGCATCGCCATCGTCAGCGAGAGGGTTCCACGGCAGCCCATTGTCGTTGTAGTAACACCCTGCATAACGAGTGTCTTCCTCAATCCCCGCAGCCTTAGCCACAAGTTCGAGAAGTTCCTTGTCTGTCATTTTGCTTTCCCCAGTTCAAGATGCGCGACGATACATTTGTGCGTCTTGGCGCAATCTGTACAGATCACAGCCCAATCCCCAAGCATGTCCAGTTTGTGCCCGCTGTCGCGGACAAGCTCGTGAGGTTCGATCTTGTTACCGAACTCATCATTCCCGTTTTTATCCGGCCAGTCGTAGTTCAGTTTTGCGTCATAGAACGCCTTGCACCCACATACGTCACACAGTCTGTAATCAGCCATTGCCATTTTCGTTCTCCAGTGCGTCACCAATCTAGATCACAACACATAATTCCACCAGTTCCTGGCACCCCACCACAGTGCGGGCATGTTCACACTGTCTGCTCGTCGGCAAGTTTACGCAGCAAAGCAGCATCCCGCCTGCGCAGGATTTCTGCGCCGGTATCGGTCATAGCGAGAGCTTCCTTTGCGTACCTAAGTTCGTAAGAAACATCTTCATCATCCGGGCTGCGAAGGTCTTCACATTCAAGGTCATGCAGCACCTTTAGCGCATTTCGCAACACCTCGTTCTGCGCTGCGAGCGCATCTCGTTCTGAGATTAGTCTTTCCGCATCTGTCCACCCGCCGAGATTGTAGGTGTCGAGCAATGCTCGAAGTTGGGATTCTTTTGCTTTAAGCTCCGCTATGCGATCCAGCGCCACCTTTCCCGCGAGTTTCAGCGGGTTGAGTTCTACATCCTTCCGCGCGGCGCAGGCTTGCCATGCGCTCCATGCGGATTGTATGTTAACGTTCCAGTACATCCCATTGCCGCGCTTCTCGATGTTGCGCATCACGGAGCCGTCGACGCTGGCCCACTTTTCAAATGCTTCTTGTTCGGTCATGGCTTCTTTCCTTTCACGCTGGAGATTGCTGCGTCAGCTAGATGCGCGATCATGTGCGGCTGATGCCCCAGCGGTGTTTCGGTTCTGTACCGAATCACAAGAGCAAGCAACTCGTCGCGCTGCTTCCGCAGCATCTCCAGCTCGGCGATCTGCGTCTTGGTGAAGTCGTGATTCATGTCCGTCTCCAGCGTTGCGGGTGCGTGTCTGGAACCTTCTCCAGCAGTCCCTTATAACACAGCGCGTACGCCCGCCAGCGGGTAGCTTCATTCTTGATTCCCAGGATGGCGGAGAGTTCCAGCGTTGACATCTCGCCCTGGATTGCGTCGAGGACTTCTTGGTGCAGCGGGGTTAGCTTCACCGTAGCCGCCGGAGCTGGCGGTTCCCAGAACGGGAGTACCGCCTTGAGCTGAACCGGGCGGCCAGAGACATGCCTGGCGAGATACTCCGCGAAGGTCACCACGGTATTGTCTCCAGGGTTGTGTAGGTAAGCACAGCCAGGGCGAGCCAGAACACCGCCACATCGCCTGGTTCGTTTTTCATGCTATTCCTCCTGGCCGTAGATTCGCTTACCCGCCGAGGTCTGCCGGGCGTAACGGGCTGCGTGGATGAAGCGCCTGGCCTGCCGGCGCTGGAGCCTTCGGTCAGGCAGGTTCGGGTAGAGCCGCTCTGCCAAGGCGGTGAAGCGCTGGAATGGTGACTGGCTCAGCATGGCGCTTCCTCCCATTCGATGTTCAGGGCTTCTTTGATTGCGCTGGTCCCGCAGGCCCAGAAGGATTGCGGCAGGATTATCCCTTCGTAAGCGAGGGAGAGGACTTCCAGCTCCGCCGGCTCATCCGGATAACCTGGATCGCCATTCTTCAGGAACTGCCGACCCGGCACTGCCGGACTGTAGCTGTAATTCACCGTGACCTCTGTCTCGCCTAGCTCGCCTAGGTCGAGCGTCACGACTGCTGTATGCTTGCTCATCTGAACCTCCTGTGTCGATGCAATCCGCATCCGGTCAGGCACTCCACGAATACCTGACGAGCTGGGGATTACCGCCCTGGCCTGCCGATGAGCCGGACTTCGCGCCCTTGCTGCAAGGCCAGCCAGTACTCCCTGAGCCACCGCGCGCTGAACGGTTATAGGGAGAGAGTGATGATCCAGTTTAGCAAAGAAACCCTATATCACTTCCTTTGCGACTCTTGCACGAAGTGGTGGTCAATTGGGGACTGGATACCAACAAAAACTATGTACTGTCCGCACTGTGGTTGGCAGTTCCACATTATGGAGAAAAAGAAATGACCGAACAAGAATCATTTGAGAAGTGGGCCAGCGTCGACGACAGCGTTTCACGCAACATCGAGAAGCGCAGTAATGGGACATACAAGACCCTTTGCGTGCAGGAAAACTGGAGCGCATGGCAAGCCTGCGCCGCGCTGAAGGATGCACGGATCAATGAGCTAGAAGCCGAGCTTGAGGTAGAGGAAACCCGGTTCAACGGATTGACAGATCAGATTTCCGAACTCGCAGCGCAGAACGAAGTGTTGCGAAATGCGCTAAAGATGCTGCATGACCTTGAATGTGAAGACCTTCGCAGCCCGGATGATGAAGATGTTTCTTACGAACTTAGGTACGCAAAGGAAGCTCTCGCTATGACCGATACCGGCGCAGAAATCCTGCGCAAGCGGGATGCTCAGGTTTTGCGAAAAGCCGCTGACTATTTCATAGAAAAGTATGCGTTAAGCGGTGATGCTATGGAACATCACGCCGTTGTTGAGCTTGATGAGCTAGCTGACAAATTGGAGAAAGGCGAATGAAAACACTCAAAGAACGCACCGAGATTCAACAGGCTTACCTTGATGGTAAGCAGATTCAGAATAACAGCCCGGCCTATCCAAATAGTTATTACGACACACAAGGAGAGCCGTTATTTGATTGGGCAACTTCTGACTACCGCATCAAGCCTGCGGAACC